CTGCCTCCTGCACGCCCTGGAACAGCGCCGAAAGAAACCCCTCGAAGACAAAGCCGGCACTTGACGCGTTAAAGCTTGTGACGACCGCCCTTAAAGCTTCCAAGATAATAATCGAGGAAATAATGCGGCGTGGAGATGTAATTTTACTGCTGGGATCAACTATTCGCTGCAAAAACTGGAGCTTACCTTCGATGGTGCTAGCACCCCCCATCACGTTAAACAGTTTGGTAATCTGCTGCCTATCCATACTGCTAGGGTCTCCCCATGATTCTGTGGGGACGAACTTGGGCAGCGACAGAACGAACTCCTTGGCTCGATCTGTTGCCATCTCTTGAATGGGGACGGGCGCAGCAACAAACTGCTCATAGATGAGATCTAAAATTTCATCTTGTATGTTTGTGGTGGACTCGTGTGTATGCGCTGTTGCCCGGGTCGAGACTTCAATGAACATATCTTTAATATAATCAGACACTTACTCTTCTCTCCTAAATAATGATATCTGCGATACCCATTTCAACCGCCTCTTCCGCAGTTAAATAGACATTTACCTTGCGTTCAATCATCTTTTTAAGCCTTGACCGCGATAGCTTAGTTTCAGCTACAAGACAATCGCAGTACATTTCTTGTAGCTGTTCGACGGCTTCTAGTTCGTTCATCATGTTGTGAAGGGAACCATGATTACCGCCCATGACCGAGTGAATCATGACGCGACAATTCTTTCCAATTTTGCGTTTTCCCTTCGTGCCGGAGGCTAACAGTAGGACGCCGGCTGACATCACTTTGCCAAGACCGATAGTGTGTAGTTCACTGGTTTCACGCAATTGTCTAATAATATCATATAGAGCAAACATATCGTCGGCGCTTCCGCCATATGTGGATATGTAGAACTTAATCGCTTGCTGTTCTCCTGGCTCCGAAAGACGATTAACCTCGTCTAAATATAGAAAGGCGTGCACTAAATCTGCTACCTTATCTTCCAACACATCTGAGAACAGCCCCACAATGCGGAGATCCGGTTCCGGTGGTCCCCCCAACTGCGAGGGATCTATCATAATTATTTTCTTTTCTTTTTCAGGACTTTGCTCTTCGGCAGAAGTTATAAATTGTTTAATTTTTTTGATCATTTTACCCCCCTATGTCTAATAATTTGATCAACAAGTTCTTTATTTTCATTCATATGTCTCATTGCGGATTCCCAGTCATCGAATTCAAGAACCTGCTTAAAGTAATTAGGAGTTGCCGACACTAAGTTATCAATTGATTTGGTTTTAAAGAAGGTTATATCGTTATTAATATAAAGTTTATAGTTTTCTACTTCATCATCCGTAGCCCCTTTTTTCTTTAACTGGAGTGCTCCAAAAGTACGCACGTATGCATACTGTTCTATTGCGCGTAATAGTAAGACAAGGCATGTCAGCTGGGACATTTTTAGCATCCCAATGGTCAAGCTTCCTGAGCGATAGACGTAAAAGGTCTTACAGGTATGGTATCCGAAAATAAAAACTAAAGGATATAATAAAAATTCCATTGTGAGCCACACTCCTTCCAAAAAAATAACCACCGGGATACGGTGGTTATATTATAACAAATCGTAGTGACTTTGTCAAGCTAATTACTTAGTGAGGCGTTTCATAATACGTTCAGCTAATTTATCAACCATCTGCTCTCGTTGACCCTTCGCCTTAAGGCGTTTAGCCACACGGCGTGTGACTTCGGCAACGATCTCGTCTTCGGAAACTTCTTTCCGACCCGGGACGCTTTTCTCCATCATCGGCTCTTCGATTTCTTCTTCCTCTTCTCCGCCGCCTAATTCGATTTCTTCTCCGCCTTCGACGGGTTCCATCTCAATTGCTGCATCATCCATTCCTAGATCGTCTACGGCTGGTTCGTCCAAGTCACCCCCTTCGGCGCCAGCTTCAATAGATACCTGATCGGAAATGCCTAGTGCATCAGCAACCGCAGCCACAACATCCGCCATTAATCCTTCCCTTTCGGAATCATCAATACCAGACATATCTGCATCATCATCGGCTAACTCATCGTCAGCCATTTCTAATTCACCATCTTCTTCATCGGCAATATGATCTTCGGCGCCTAACTCGTCTTCGGTTGCATGCAAATCATCTTCAACATGCTCCTCATCATCGCGGGCACCGGGCATTTCATAACCCATTTCTTGGAGCTTTGTGCCCCCAATTGGCGAAAGATTGGCTAGCTTCATAAACTGCCTAATTTCGCTCTCTGTTAATAAAGTCTTACGAGCCATTTAAAATTCTCCTGTTATTCCTTAAAGAAACTCAAAAATAAATAGTAATGTGTTTGGTTAAACACCTAAAAAAACGGATTGTGCATAAAGGCTTTCTTCTTAATCTTGGCTATAGCCTTGGTTTCTATCTGTTTTATTCTTGCGAAAGATAGATGAAGGCGCTCGGCAATCTGCCTCAATGTCATTGGTCCGTGTTCGTAAATAGACACTAACGCACAATTATGCTCATCCGCGTAATCTATCCAGTGCTTGCAATCTTTAACTGGGCAAGCTGTCTTTAGCTCTCTACATTTTTTAGAGCAATTGAGTAATCCATGTTCATTCATAATTCGGGGTGCTCCTCGGCTATAAGGTCAAAGATGTTTTCTACTTCCCCATCGTTGAGGGCGAAATCAGACATTTTTTGTTGTCCAACTGCTCTGAGCTTTTTAGCTTGATTTTTCTTTTTTATAGAAAGACCGCCAACCTCATCTAAATATTCTTGGATGCGTGCATCGCCATCGATATAGCCTGTAATTAGGTGTCGGAAAAACTTAGCTTGGGTTAGCCCATCGGCTTTTAGACGAACTAAAAGTTTTACATGGCGATGATCGTTCTCTGTAAATACCACCCGCTTGTTAAGCTTCCCATAATCAATATTGTGTTCCATCACCATTGCCTATGAACGATGTGAGCGCGGCTTTCAGACTGCCCTGCTGCGGTCTGCACCACAAATCGTGCGGTGCTCTGAAGCTGTATTAGAGTCCGAGCGCCAGAATAGGAGAATCCAGAGCGGATACCTTTTTCTAAATCTGCCAAGACCGCACCAACAGGTCCTCGGTATGGGACACGTGCAGAGACACCTTCAAATGACGAGTATTTTCCGCGCCACTTAATCTGTGCTTCCTTGCTAGCCATACCTCGGTAAGTTTTCCATTGCTGTCCGTCTTGGTCTTTTAAAATTTGTCCGGGGGTCTCGTCAGTACCGGACAGAAGGGAGCCACACATAACGGCGTCGGCGCCGGCAGCCAACGCTTTAACCATATCGCCGGAATTGCGAATGCCGCCGTCAGCGATGATGGTGATGTCTCTATCTGTTTTGGCACAGTCCATAATAGTCTGCAGCCCTGGGAGCCCGTGCCCCGTCTGAATACGAGTCGAGCAGATGGACCCACCGCCGATATTACAGCGTACGGAGTCGGCGCCCCAGTCAGCCAGGTCGTTGACGCCCTCTAATGTCGCGACGTTTCCTGCCATAATGTGGGTTTTTGCACCCACCGCCTCGCGGAGTTGTCCAAGCGCCTCTTTCATCATAACGTGATGCCCGTGGGCGATATCAACGCAGATAAAGGTGGCACCAGCTTGTATAACACACTGCGCGCGCTGCATAAAGTCACCAGAAACGCCCACTGCGGCGCCGATAGATGTGGCGCCGAGTTGTGTTGCTTTATCAATAATTTGTACCTGCTCAATGACTGAGTTATAACGATGTATGATACCGGCGCCACCCGATGCATTCATAGCGCACGCCATCTCCTCTTCTGATACGGTGTCCATAGGGGACGCCAGTATAGGAAGAGGGAGTGACAAGCCTCGTCCAAGGTCAACAGATATGTCAATCTCTGCTCGACTTTGAATGTTAGAATAACGGGGAACTAATAGCACGTCATCGTAAGATAAACATCTGTTTAACAGGGTTCTGCCTTCTATAGTGATCATATTCTTATTCTTCTTTTTCCAATGGGGGACCGGGTTTCGACCCCATGGATTTCCTAAAAGTTGGTGAGCGCTTGCGCAACTCGTCCTCGGTCAGAGATGTCTCTTCAACCTCTTCAACCTCTTCGACTTCTGTCGTTCCTGTAGCTGCTATGGCTTCGTCTCCCGCTTGCTTGATAAGCGGAGAATATTGCTGCAATGTGATCATTGCACCCTCTAACTGTGCTAACTGTGCTGCGTATGTCGATAGGGCGCCTACGTCGCTAGCAAGTGTGGGGCGGCGCGCCATGTCTTTCATGAGTCCCAAGACCCCTAGCGCTTGAGAGCGCAGATTAAGCACAGCGGCTTCTATTGTTTCATCGGTCATTATTCTTTCTCCTTGTCAATAAATGATTTAATGTATTTTACTGTATACCACGTTTTTTCACTGGGGTGCTCAGGGTCGTCTAGGATCTTGAGACGTGGTTTGGCATTGCCGGTGTTTATCAAGCCTATGGTAGGAACACCGCTAATTCCCAATTTTTCTACAATTTTAGGATTATCATCGATGTTAAAGGCAAAGAAGTAGAGGTCTTTGTAGGTCTCTGCGATGTCTCTATAATACCCGCTTAGGGCATGACAAAGATCACAGCCATTCGAGTAAAACTTTATTACGCACGTAGCGGGGTTGGTGGGACCCGCTAAAATCTGGCTCAGCGCTGCTTCCGAAATTCTCTCAACTCCCATGATTTCTCCCCTGTGTTATAAGCTCAATTTTCACTTCGTCTCCTTAAAATAATCGGCTGCTGCTGCTCGTGCCATCTTCCAGCACTCCGGGCAATACAGCCTTATAGTATCGGTGTCTTTCACAACGACATTCCATGTTTTTGCCATCTCCTTGCTTTTCTTGTCGAACGGCGAGAGACACGCTAAACACTCGTTCGGTAAATTTTGGAATTGAGAAATTTTATCGGCGATGTTTTCAGCCGATTCCTTATCCATCTTTTTTTCTAGTGTACGTCGATTTTTGCGGTTCATCGGTTGACACCTTCGACCCTCCACAACTCATCGCCACCGTCAAATATAACGACTGCCGATGGGAATGGTGCACAATTTTTACTGTCTCCAAACTTAAGGCGACCCTTTACAAAAAGGATCTGCGACGCCTTCATCACATAATTGTGCCAATACTTGGTATCAGTCCGGGCGGGGATGAGCATTACAACTTTTGTTTCGTTCTTCATTGCTTCATTATAACCTTTCTCGATCCATTTGTCAATACCTCTTCCATACGGAGGGTTAACAAAGCATGTAAATCCGCCCCAATCCTTTTCTAATCCATTCTCTACTTCTGTGAAGAAGTTGGGACACTTTGTGTTATACGGGCTAGCACAGGGATCCAGGTCAAACGGACCAAATCGCCAGTTTAACTTATCAAAGAAGTCTTGTGGGGTTGACCAGTTGCCTGTGGCAGAACTGAACATTGTTTTTTGTGTTAATTTATTCACCTGTGCTCCCAAGGGCGCCAGTTCCGCGCTCGCTGATGGCGATAGGATAGCTGTAAATACGTGACTCCTCTACCTCTAATGGTCGGAAATGTACCACCGGTGTCATCACGATCTGCGCGATCTTCATACCGGCATGGATAAACTGTGGCTCCAATCCCACATTATGTAGGTTCACAAATATCTCTCCCTCATACCCAGAATCAATCACGCACGCACCTACCAAAAGGCTCTTCTTCGCAGCGTTGCCGGAACGATTCTTTACCTCTAACATATATCCGTGTGGTACTCCAAACTTTAAGCCGGTTGAAAATACTTTGGATTGTGCCGGCTTAAGCCACTGTCCAGCGGCGTCGCCTTCTTCGGGACTATAGAAAACATCGAGCCCCGCATCCGATGGGTTTGCTCGGTCAGGTGTGCGAGAATTATGTCTCACTTTTGAATACTCAAGAATCATCATTTTCTCCGGAGAGCATGTTGAAGTTCTCAACTACCTCATCGATGTTTATCTTACCCTTGTACAGGCGATACGCCTTAACTGCAGCACGGATTTCATCCGTGTCAAGCCAGCCGTTCTCTCGGAACTCAGAGCGTAAATCACGCTTCTGATCCTTGTAAGGCTCCATTGCCTCTTCGATTGCATTCAGTGAACGAATGTATTCCTTTACATATCGCTTACGTTTCTCATTTGTTGTGGACATTAAGCCCTCCTTTTTAATTCTTTATTAATATAACACTTATCGGGGCTGCTGTCAACTATTTTCTGGTAGTTGAAACCCAAATAGTTGATATAAAAATTGCTTTATCAGTACGTCACGCTCGTCGTCAGTCTCTGTGTCGGCAAACTTATAGTTGTAGGTGTTCTTTTGCGCGCGAACCAAAGGCTCGATTCTGCCAATCTCTCGTTTCATCCAGCGATTCTGTTGGGCGTAGTTCCGAGGAGTCGTAATATTAAGTTCGTCGGCAATGTCTAATAAAATAAAATATTTTCTCTGTTCCATCGCGCGGTTGGCTTTCCGAAATCTACTTACCATATCTTTGCGAGTTTCAGGGGGCAAGTTCTTGTCCACTCGATCCGGATGAAGAGAGAGGGCTATCTTTTTAAAGAGTTTGGAAAATGCTTCATGCATTTCTTTCTCGTCTTGCGTCATCTGATAAGGTTCGCTCGGCGTTGGCACTGGGGAGGGAGATTTATGTACAACTATACTCGTATCGCCAAGCTTGCCTATCTCGGGCTCATTCTCAGTGCTGTCCTCTGGATCTGGTTTTCCGTATAATCCTTGTACTCGCTCTCTATGCTGGTCATTGAGTTGGGCGATGTCAATATTATGGCGGCTACAAAAATCTTCGTAGTACGCCTGAAAATCTGGAGCAGATTCTTGCATGATCTCCTTTCCTGAATCTAAATCCATACTATAGAACCGCAGTCGGTTAAGAATGCGCTTCCATTTTAATTTGCTGCTCGCTGCCATACCTTAAGTAGTTTTATTTAAAGTCGAACCTAACCCGAGCTTCAATTTTTAGCCGCGGCACATGTAAATGATTAGCGAGATTGTGTTTTTTAGCGGCATCCGCTTCCAAAAACCAGTCTGCATGCCCTTTTTCGTGCACGATATCGAGGAAATAATCTTTATGATGTCCACAATTTTCTGCCATCATCGTATAGATCTTCTCGTTGAGGCGATCAGCTTCTTCCGCGCTCACTTTAATCTCTTCTACTTTTCCTGATGCCATTGAACTAACATCATGGATCATCACCGTTGAATCTGGGTCCATGTATCGCTTTCCTTCATCGCCGAAGCTAAAGAGGATTGCTCCACAAGACATCGCTTTTCCTTGAACAATGGTGGCAATCGGGATACGACAGTGTTTGATATCAGAAATCATAGACATCAAACTGTATACCTGTCCCCCATAACTGTCAATGATAATTGGCAAAACTGGCTGCCCGGTGTTTTGGGCTTTGCCCACCAACTTCGAGAATTCTTTTGCTGATGTCCCATCAAACTTTTGTACTCTAATTACCACCGGTAGGTCATCAATTAGTTCTGCTTCTTTCAATAATGGACTAAATGTTTTAATTATATTCATATTTTTTATCCTAATAGTCTGAATGTCTTGCCAACTGCATACGTCGAGAATCCCCAGTTTTCATCATAGTTCAATCTCGCCATGTACGGTCGGTTTAGGTGCACTCGATCTTTTTCGGGTTTAATTCCCCAGCACCTTATTCTAGTTAGTTCATTATTAGAATCAATGACCTCTACAATCCAGTAGTCTTTACCCTTCTTGGTCTTTCTCGGAACGATCTTGCGAGGAATGAACCAACATACCTGCAATTCTTGGTCGAACTCTGAAATCGGTGGGATGAATTTATCTTGTAGCTTTTGAACTGTATCCGTGCTAATCACCAAGTTAATTGGGAACACGCCAGTAAGATCAGACTTAAATTGGATGATCTCCGACTCGCTAAAGTCTCCCTCTGGTCGATATAGTGCTAAATTCTCAGATAGCTTCTTCAGATTTTTAGGACGGTCTACAATGCACGCAGACCAGAAGTGTTTTCTACCAGTAAATCGGTCATCAACAATTTTGTCCAATGCTCCGCCGCGACACAAGGCGTCTAAAGACTTCTTATTCAGTTTTGAATACGTGATATTCTCGTTGAAAAGAAGATCCTCTGCGTTGTTAAACGGACGGTTTGCAAGAATCTGATCGATTGCTGCCATACCCAATCCCTTGATAGAGGTTAGCGGTTGAATTAATGTCTTACCATCTTTGCTAATCTCCCATACTGTACCGGACTTGTTAATGTCTAACGGTGCGATATCGAACCCATACCGTTTAGCTATGTTGATAGCCTTTTCCTTCCTACTCTCTGGCTCTTTGTCTAAGAAGGCTGCCATCCACTCTGCGGGGTAGTAGTTCCACAACCACGCACACTGATATGAGATAATTGAATAGCTTACGGCATGCGATTTGTTGAAACCATAGCCAGAGAAGTATTCGAACTTATCCCACAGAGCCTGAGCTTCATCTTCTGCAATGTCCTTCCCGATACACCCCTTAATAAATTTATCATGGAGTGCTCCCTTGACTGAACCCTTACCTGTCCCCTTCTTAGTCAGCACCTTGCGAAGCATGTTGCCTTCGTCAAGGGTTAGACCACCGAGCTTGTGAGCCAACAGAGCGATTTGCTCCTGGAAGATAAGGAACCCATAGGTTTCTTCAGTGATCTCTCGTGAGTCTTCAGTAAGATAAGTAATGCGCTGAGGGTGTCCCTTAGCTTCTACGTAATCTGCATCCACACCAGCCGATAGCGGACCCGGGCGGAAGATAGAAGTGATAGCTGATACGTCAATGATATTATTTGGCTTCGCGCGCACACAAAATTGCTGAGCACCATGCTCTGTGAACTGAAAGACTCCTGCCCACCTTCCCGTATGGAAGACATTCTCATAGATGGCGGAATCATTCATGTCCAGTATATCTGGGTGAAGTATTCTCTCGTAGTAATCACGAACCTGCGCAAACGTCGGGCTCTCAACACCGTGGTGTCGCTGGAGAATGTGTTCGATACAACCTTCCATCATCTTGAGGGTGGAGAGTCCTAACAAGTCGAACTTGATGAACCCCATCGGCTCAAGGTGCCGAACGTTCTGCCCCTCTGCCCAAGGCGCTTGTCGCACACCGCCAGAGTTGATCAACGGCATATTAGAATCAAGATTCTCTGCGATGACTACGCCGCCGGCATGACGCGAGCATGATCTAACCTGCCCCACCAGACCCTCAACGTGTGTCTTGACCTCTGGGTGCTTGTTTAGATACGCCCGAAGAGAGGGGGAGAATTCCATGACCTCTTCCCATGTCGGCGCATATACGCCAGCCTTAACCCCATGTTTACGCTTTGCCTCGGGTGTTGCCTCACGGATCATAATAGCTGTGACTGTGTTGACCTCAGTGAAGGGGATATTATATAACTTTGAGATATCCTTAATTAAACTTTTGAGTTGCAGAGTATTCCAGTTAGAGATGGGTGCGACGCAATCTTCTCCCCACATTTCAACTAGTTTCTCCTTCAATGCCATGCTATCAGATACATCGTAATCAATATCTGGATAGTCTTTCGCATCTGAGCGTAGGAATCGAGAGAACAGCAAATCATATTTGATAGGATCAACCTGCGTAATGTTTAACGCGTATGCTACAAGGGATCCCGCAGCCGAGCCACGTCCTGGACCAGTCAACATCATATCCGTCGCGACGTCCACGATAGACTTCATGGTTAAAAAGTATTTAGAGAACCCGCGATCATCGATAACGTTTAGTTCTTGCCTTAATCGATCGATGTATTGCGGATTTTTATGAAATCCCTTTTCCTTTAGACCTTCAAGGGCATAGTTAACAAGCGCTTGAGCCGCGGTGAATCCCGCGGGCACAACGAATTCGGGTAGGCGGACCGTATTGTCAGGCAAAAACGATTCGATGCGGTCATGCGCGATTCGATACGTCTCCTCAATACTTTTCAAGACTACTGCATCATCGTATTCAAAGCCACCGCTTTCTGAATACTGCTTGTAGCTTTCCCAGATTTGATCACCGTTCTTCGGATACAATTCATATCCGATCTCTTCAACCCCAGCGGGAAGTTGCGATTCTTCCTCTGCCCAGGATGGTCTACCCTTTCCAAGCCATCCCAATCGCTTGTATAACTCACGGTCCTTCCAAGCATCGGGATTTGGATAGTGGCTGTCGGCTGTAGTGATCAAACTAACGCCCATCTTTTGTGCCGTCTGGATAACAAATTGATTCAGCTTATGCTGGTCTTCAATATTGTTCCATTGTATTTCTGCATACCAACGGTCACCAAATATTTCTACCATGCGTTCTGTAGTATCTTGCATGGCATTTAAAACTGCTTCTTCACCTTCTTCGCGGTTCTCCCAGTAGTCACCAGCATAGACCCCTCCAAGACAGGCGCTAGCGGCGATGATACCCTCGTTGTACTTCTTTAAAAGTCTATAGTCTATACGAGGGTACCTATAGAAATTCTCCGACTGGTAGCTCTCTGAGACCAGTTTAAACAGGTTCCTGAGTCCGGTCTGATTTTGAACCAACAGGACAAGGTGTCTCCGGCGGCGCAAAACATCTTGGGTCTTCTTGCTGGCGCCCTCATCTTCAACTGTCGCTCCGGAGGCTTTGGCTGCTTTAGCAGACCTAGCACGCTTCTTATCTTCCATCGCTCGGGTATACTCTTCCCGCCATTCCTCAACCGAGGGGATGAAGTAAGCTTCACATCCGAAGATCGGCTTGAATTCCTTACCTTCCTCCTTCATCTTCTTCGCGTGTAATACCTGATAGGCTAACCCGTTCATGTTTCCATGATCAGTTAACGCTAACGCATCACTACCGTTTTCATATGCGAAATCCATATGAGCATCGGGAAACCCAATTGCATCAAAAATAGAACCTGCTACGCTATGCGCGTGCAACCCCACGAACTTAATTTTAGAATCAGTGCGACTCATTTTGCCTCCTTAAGCTTTAAGCTTTATAAGGTATTTTAACATGTGTGTGTGGCTTTGTCAAGAACTCTGGTGGCTTTTTTATTATTTTATCTGATCCAAGAAAGCTTTTATAGCCTTCCCAGGTAGATAGATCAAAAAACCACTCTGGTTCATAACTATACGCGTCTTCTATGTTTAGCTTATTAAACACCACTGACAGATCAAAATTCTTTGCTGTCCAGCGTTCTTCTATCGGTAAGCGCTTGCTGGGGTATTGCTCACCCTCTACTGTGTTGTAGAACTCTTTGGTTGTTTCCTTGTTGACATGCCGGCGGCAATGAATGTAATCTGCGCCGAACATGGTGAAGCAAAGAGGCATGTTATCCATGACGGTATGCCCATCGTGCCG